TTGTGGGAAATATTAATCCCGTACCGATTGGAGAGCCAAGAGAAATACCTAAAGCAAACAATTGTACAGCTAATTTTAAAATTGGAGTTGCTATAGGTAATGGAGGCTTAGTTGGAATAGTATCCAATAAATTTTTTAAAACTCCTGCAGCTGCTGGAACTCCTGCAGGAGGTGGGAATTGCATACCTAAAGCATATTTTTCCATAGCAGAAACAAAATCACCATACGTTATTGATACACCTCTTGCTGCAGCTTTAGATTGTTCTAATAATTCATTTTCCAATATTGAGGGATTTAAAGCCATTATGTTGTCCTGTTTGAGATACTTAATGCATCTGTAATTGATTCAGCAACATCTCGTATACCTTTTTGGATAGGGTTGAATGCCGGAGTATTAATAGGTGTACCTGATGGACCTTGAGTCGTGGGTACCGTTATCGCAGTGATATTACTTATCAACTGGTCGAGTTGGTCACATAAGTCAACTATTTTTTCTACCATAGTATCACCTAATACCAGTGGTTCTGTTTCTTCATCTAAATCCGACCCCAATCTAATTTCTGGTGCATTTATATCAAATCTCCCATTTGAATTAAAAAGGGTGTTTTTACTCGTTGAGAATGTTAGAGAATTACCAGACCCGATATGTGTATGATTTTTAGCAGATAAAAATAAATTTTCTTTTCTTGCATTCAGAATAATTCTATCAGAATTTAGTACTGAGAAGGCACCTCTATAACCATAAATAGTCGTTTCAATATCAGTATCCGATTCTCCTTCTCTTGCTTGACCTCTACCTAATGGAGTTGCAAATGTTGTTTTTATAGTCTTTATCGGGTCTTCGGTTGTCTCGTCACCTAATTGAAATGAATATGGTACCTCTAAAAGATTCTCATCCTCAGGCCTAAAATGTTCTAAAATACTACCTTGAGAAAACATAGCAAAAATAGAACTATCATTTATACTTTCAAATGATTGATTCGTATTTCTACCATTATCGATTACAATATTAGGAAATTTATTTCTACTACCTATTCGAATACTATTACCATGTCTACCCTCTAATATCATATCTGTATGAATATCAGATAAAATATCCTCACCTGTTGAAGGAGATGGTATTCTGGTTGCAGTATTTGTTGGGTCGTCTAAATCTGGTTTGAATTGTTTTATAAGGCGATTAAATTTTGCTGTGTATGGATATGTTTTAGATTTTTTAGGAGCTCTTCCTGTTTTACTTATTGAAGCTATCTCTGATTCAGTCTTTGATGGTGTGTTAGATACATTCAATGGTCCAAGATAATACCCCACATCACCAACCATCGTGATTAAAACTAAGTCTTGTATGTTAACACTATCAATCACACCTCTCATTAATGGACGATATTTACGAGTATCCATACCATCGAGTGTAACATCATCTGTCAGTATATTTTTTTCTACAATTATACAATTGCTTTCATTATCATTATTAGTAGGACTAGCAACTGCTTCTCCAGAGTTAATAACATATTTTACCGTGGCGGGTATGAATTGAAGAAAATTATCTTGGACTGCAGGAGTATCTAAGATGTACTCTTTACCACTTACTTGATTTGAATTTTTAACAAACATTATTACGCTTCAAATCCAGTAGTAGAACTTTTAGATTCTTTTTCTGTTCTTATCTTTTCTGCTTTCTTTTGAATATCATCAACATCATCTTGTAATGCTGCTATCAACTCTTCTTTTTCACTTTCAGATAATAAAGTACCATCTTCATCATTGTTATTTTTACCAAGTATTCGTTGCCAAACACTAGCTAATTTTACAAGATGTTCGTCATTTTTTATTGCTACTTCAAATAATTCTTTTATCAGGGGCGTTATTAGGACGGCATCATCCATCGTCTGAATCATGCCGTGTATTTCTTGAATTAATAAATCAAGTTGTAGTTTTTTGTTCTGTTGATTTTCATAAATATCTCTTGTCAAATCTTCAAAAGTCTTACCATCAAATATTTTGTTTTTATCCATATTAAATCTCCTATATGAATAAGTATGTAATTTATGAAAATTTATCCATTTTAGAAAGTTTTGTTATGCTTCCTTCTGTATAAAAATTATTATGAAGTACTTTCATATGTTTCCTCATAATGTTTAAAACTTTAGTTATTTTTGCCGTATCAACATTAGTCATTTCTCTAAGAAGGATATATAAAGCTTTTTTATTAAAATCTTCTATACTTTCTCGAACTTTCATTAAGTCAATAATAGCATATGCAATAATTCTATCTTTATGTTTAGAAAAAATATGTGGTACTTTATTTTCAAAATAATCTATTGTTTCTTCTATAAAAATATTTGCATCCTCATTGACTAATTTTTGATGAACACCTTTTGCATTATCAATACTAGCATGAGTTTTTAATTTTTTATAATTTGCATTATTATTTAATATCAAATAATTTTTTATAACAACTGAAAAATAACTAAATGCCTTTGAACCTTTATTGTGGTCATATTTATGCATATTTAAAACTAAAAAAGATATACATTCGTTCTGGACGTCTTGAAACGAATCGTCAAAGTAACTGAACTTGAAAGTATTTATTATATTTTCCGTTAGTTTAAAGAAAGGATATTCTAAGTGCTCGTTGTATATTTTATTTTTTACAGATGGTCTATCAGTAGTATTGTATCTTATTATTCCTCTTTCTGTATCATCTGTCCAATAATAATTCTTAGTTTTTTTTCTTCCCATTATTTTTTCTCCTGTTCTGTTTCAAATAAACTATCTAATAAACTTTGTAATTTTTTTAACTCTTCAAAAAAGAATCCTGTTTCATCATCAGATTCATAATGTCCTTTAGAATCTACAAGTTTCATTTTTTTGGAAGCAAAATTAATTATATTTTGAAAATCCATTATTATATTTTCATATTGATTTATCCTTCTGAGTGCATAATACAATGTGACACCTAAAGAAATTATTATTATTGTAAGTATTATTTCTATTATCATATCTTATTTACTAAACAGCTCGTCAAATGCTTTTTTCATGCCGTCTACCTTCTTTTGTTCTTGTTTATTAACTACTCTTACCTGTACAGGTTTAGAGTCTTTACTATCTTGATGTTTCCAATTCTCATATTCTATTCTTGAAGCTAACATATCAGCTTGGTGTAGAAGAATTGATAAATTTGATTTTACTTTATTCTCATCAAGATATTGCATCAAATAAGTTTTATTAGCTTCCTCATACATTCCATCTGTCAATCTTAAAGCTAAATATTCGTTCTCTGACATCGTTATACCAAAATGATTTAATAAATAAATTGCTCTATCTGTAACGGTCATAAAGTTTAGTTCTTTTCCTCGTGTATAATATTTGCCTTGATTCTCAATATGCCATTTCGAATCATTAGGTACATAGTAATCATTTTCTAAATCACCAACCTTACCTAAGTCGTGATGTAGAGCTGCAAAAATAACTTCTTCTTCTGTATAATCAATGTGAGCTCCTAATTCTTCATATAGAGTGAATAATCTTCTTGAGATTTCTGTTATGTGTAAAACATGCTCAACGTATCCACCTATGAAACAATTATGAAAGTGTGCAGTTCCTGAGGCAGGTGCAAACATCATTCGTTCCTCAAAATGTTTATACATTTTTAAAAGTTTTTCTTTTCTATCATCAGAGAATATTTCTGAGACAATATTTATTAATTTATCCCAATTCTCTTTTAGTTGTGTTTCGTTTAATTTTTTCATTTTATTCCTGTTAGTTATTATATTAGTTATTATATTATTATATAGTTATTATATTATATAGTTATTATATATTATATATTATATTAATTGTATTAATATTATTACTATAGATAATATAATACTTATTAAATGTTTCATTGTTAATCCTTCTCCTAAAAAATAATAAGTTAGAAAAGGAAAAATTAAGTAACTAAGACCGTAAATCAAGAACCTCAGATTCCACAAAGAACCTAATCCTAAATACCCAAACTCAGTTACTTTAAAGAAGATATAACTTATTGGCATGCCTATCAAACATATAAGAAATGTATTGTTTCGCATGAACTCCCATTTTAGTTGTCCATTCAATTGAAACCACACTATTATATTACCCAAAGTAGCTAATAAAATAGTATACAAAATATATTTATTCCAGAGCATTATCCAGATTTTCTCGCATGTCGTTTTTGTGCTTTAGACATTTTATTGGATTTTGTAACCATTTCTAATTTACCAGTATCTTCATTTACTGCTGGTTCTTTATTTACATCT